CTGCGCTTCGCCTAGGAGGGTTCAAATGAACCCGGATTGGGGGCGGACCAGTTAATCCACCCTTGTCCAACCACATGTCAACCGTTCCCGGTGTGGTACCGGGTATCCATCGTCATGCTCACCTCTGAAGTAAACTTCAGAGCTTCTCTCAAGTGAGAGAAGTGAGTCCTGGACATGGTACCAACCATGTACTGGGGCTACCTCAAGGTAGTCCCGAACCAGACGAATGGGTGACTCATAGATATGGAGGTGCCGATTATAACGGATCTTCTCATATCTCATGAGCTTCCCCAAATCGTAATCAACTACTTCATACAAGCCCTGGGCACTTGGGCTATTTCCCAACGGGAGATAGCCAAACTGCTTGCGGATTGCGGAGTAGAGATATGACGACGTATGCTCATATCCATCTATGCGCAAAGCTTTTGCTAGCGCACAGACAGAGACTGCATTAGGAACAGAGGCAATATCACGCACCCTCATGCGATGAGGCGTAACACAGACACCATTAAAGGCGTCCATGCCACAGGACTCTCGGAAGAGTCCCTTTCTGAAGGTCTTACTCACATTGGTTACACAGCCAATGCTTGTAAGACCCAAGATAGCACCATCGTAATAACACGAGGGAAATGCAATATCGTCCCCGAAGACATACACATCATCGCAGGTTACCCCGTGATGACATAATATGCCAGCACGAACCGCACAAAAGAAAACAAGACTCTCAACAGGGAATGTAATTGCATTCCCCATGGGAGCAAATTTTCTTAGTGTCAGACTGCGTCCATCCATAAGAAGTACGGAGTCGGCGCGACTAGCACACAAGTATTCGCTAGAATATCCAAAAAGATATTTAACGAGCTTGAGGCTAATCCTATCGCTAGCATCCTTCAAGTCGAGAGTACAAAACTCTCGAGTCTTTGAAGAATGCAGAGCTATTTGGGCGTTCACTGACTGATCGCGGAAGTTTATTCTGCCGCGGGTCAGGGGTGAGCGCTCAATCGCTGATTCTAATACTCTTCTCTGTCCCTGTTGAATCCAGATTGACTCTGCGGGGTGCACGCATATTAAGCGTGGACCTCTAGAGTCTTTCGGGACTGCAACAAGCTTAGCGATTATAGAATCACTAAGTGAGATACTGCCCCCAGCCTCTTCGACCATAGTCTCCCACCAAAAAGATGGAAGACCACAGAAGAATTGGTCAAAAGGATAGTATCTCTGGATACCAGAGTAGATGGTCTGAAACTTACTCTTGTCATAAGCTTTCCGGGACGGAAAAACCGCTCCGGGGCCATGAGAAGGCAGTATTTCAGCAAAGTTGGCCCGAGCAATAACTCGGCCAACGTAACGACGCATGTAACTCAGCAATACCCAGGATAGCTGCTTTCTTTCGAAAGCCCCATCCCAATAAGATATTGCTTCGTCAGTCTCAACAAAAGATGCTTGCGCATCAAGTAGTTGATTCTGAGTAGGTTCGTACTCGGCCTTATAGCAGAAAACAAGGGCGTCCCGTATCAACCCGAGGATGAACGCCTCCCTTTTAAGGAGGAAACGATTCCAGAGCGGCAAAAGCCACTCAGGGACCGCGGGGATTTCTCCCCCATTCTCGAGCCAGTACAGGATCTCCTTGTCTAGCTTGGGAGCTTCTATAAGCACCCATTCATCAGTCATCACATCAGGCGCGTCAAGTGACACGTCCGATAGACTTCCAATGTCTGCTAGCAGGCGTTTGTATGCTTCATGTAGCAGGCTCATGACCTTATGGTCCACGCCTGACTGCTATCGATCCAGAACCTAACCCCCAGAGGGAATACCAATCTCGAAAGATCGATACTCCCAATGGATAGGGTTAAGTAGGCTACAGGAACGCCTCCTCCTGTATGAGGCCGTATATCGAAATATATGACATCATACTTGAGGTGGGGAAGGTGTACTACCTCCGGCATAGTCGGATTGGCAACACCATTGTTGCTTTTCGTATATGTCTCGGGCAGCATCAACTTCAACCCCTTCGGGGCATCACTAATCCCGCTACATTGAAGTAGCGAGAAATAATGATAACCCCTACGTTCCGTAGGCCCTTCATACCGAAGGATACCATCGTACCTGATTTCATACTCATAGCCACATCGAGAAAACTGATTCTCAATGCGATAGGCCTTGCCCGACCAAGAGCAAGACCGAAGAACCGATCCATCAAGCTCATCAAAGATGAGCCGGACGGGGGTGCTATAATCATGTTGTGTACTATTCATGGCTAACTCCTATTTAGGAGTCCGTATTTACGGACGGTTTATACCGATATAACTATGTCTAGGATACAGCAATAGTGCGATCAAGCACGATTGTGTAAGGGAAGGATTACTCCTTCCCAAGGACCGTCGGGCCGCTTGGAGAGCTGATACTGGCTCCACCATCATGGTGGTACTCAATATCAACTTTTCTTGGAAGGACAGAACATCCGACCAAGAAGCAAACGGCGAGAAGGAGAACTATTCTCATAGACTCCTTTCTTACAATAGGGCTGCTCCTTGCAGAGCGGCCGCTATTGCTCGCAGTTCACGAACAATGCGGTACCCAGCTGCAGGCCGGCATCCGGGTTGGATGTCTTCGCCAGCAGCGAGCCGAGGCGGTCGAGGACAGCAGTGATATCACTGCTGACCACACCGGTGTCCTTGGGGACCTGGACCACGATGTAGGCGCTAACAGGGGCGATAATGCCCGTAGAGAGCGCCAGTTGGCGATCAAACCGCACCATCGACCGTCGAGCCGGCAACTTAGTTGCCGAATCGATGATATCGGTGTGCTTGACGGACATGATTTCCGGGAGGTTTGCACCCCTCGAGACTTCACGCCGCTGGGACCCAGCCTGGTCAGACCAGGTCCGATTGAACGCCAACGTATTGACTGTCAGGTTGTCATTCATGTTGCTACATGGGTGTAGCAAGCATGAATGCCTGCTACACACTGTTGAGACTCACTATCTCTTCAGATTCGCCACGATTTGGTGGAGCAGTGCAGCCGCTGTGGCTGCCTGCCTTTTTCCGAATCTACCGCTAGAGCCAATCCAATTATAATTGGAAAGGTTCACGGCTTCACGGTGATAGAGAGATAACTCAGTCTGAGCCAGAACCTCATCATCAAAACTCGTTTGATAGTCACTGTACGACGGATTCCGTCGCGCAGAGGCCATCACGTGGTACTTGGTGCTGAGGCATATGTCATTGATATGAATCGACTGCCCTAGGAGATTTCCTACGACAGCGTCATACGTATCAAAGACAACTCTTAGGTCTACGAACCAATCCACCACAAACGAATATGGGCGTTTTTCCCATAGGAATGTGGCAGGTCCATTACCGATTAAGCGATCACACAAGAACTGAGCTTTATTGAAAAACTCAGTATTATACTTGTGAAAACGCTGACCAGTAACGGTGCAGATCTTGGTCGTTGGCTCCATAGGGTTTAATACCCCGTAGAGCTCGACCGTATGATCTCCACGTAAACCTACATGTGCTGGCGGCTGCACTATGGATAATGTTCCATAGGTAACCGCATGGGTCACGAATGGCCTATTCAGACTCTTCTTGTATTTATCGAATACTGTCTTCATTTGAGACAGTATCCGTTTCATACTTTTAGCGTCTGACAGCGCAGGGGCAACTCCGAAGACATAGTATAACCATGCTCCTCCGACGGCGCCTAGAAGTCGCTTTGAGCGATTTCTAAGCTCGCGGAAAACAGTCGAGTAATGATCCCGACTGCGAGCGAGATTATCCTTAATCTTCCTCAAACCCGTAACGAAGTCGTCAAGCTCCGTGATGTTAACATCGTTTTGTACGACGTTAACATTTAAGAACTTGTCAACGGCATCACGAATAAGGGCATCATCTGTCCTCGGAAACGAGACACCTATAGCGGAGTGGGAAAAATCACCACTTCCGTCATAAGTGACAGGCCATCTCGCAAGCCACGCGTATGGACCACTGGTCAAATTTGGCCAGTAATTCATACTCGCATGCTTGTCGCGCACGGAACCAATATCGAACAACTCATACTTTTTACGTATGTGATGACAATACTTGGTCCGGCGACCGGGCGAAACTTCGTCCGTGATGGTCGACTGACCGTACTTGACTACAGTATTGGCATTGCCAATCTGCTGTGAGCCAAGGTAGTGCCCGTCTCCAGGGTCCCATAACTGCATAGTGCAGTTCTGGCCCCCAGAGTAGACAGGCTGGTCATTCTCGTATCTTACTCTAGTGCTCATTGGTTATCGGTCGACGCGTCACCGGAC